GATCGGTTCTCAGGCAACAGAGTCTGGCCCGAAAAGAACCTCAAGGAGGTTCTCCCGGTTGATGAGTAAGTAACTCCACGGTTTCGTGAAGTCACGTAAACTGTTGTGAAGACGGGTTCTTCAGGTTGTCGACGAGAGCCATTTTGTTGTTTGATGACTCAGATTGCCGAGCAGTTCTCTACAAGACGATGTCGTCTCCTGGTACGAGGAAGAGGAACGCACCTGTACAGGTTGTCACACCAGACAGGTTAATTGCGAACCATCCATCTCGATCCACAAGAGTGATCAGGCTCACATGTGAAACGTATGTTCCAGAACCAACAATGTCCTGGTCTAATACCGTTTCGGAGCTAGATGCACTACTGAATGTGATAACTGGGCCAGTGAGGCCAGTCCCACCATAGAGAAGGGTCATTAACCATGACCTAGGATTCCTGCAATGGACCTGGGTTAGGTTGCCGACCACAACTCGCGTAGCGCCAAAGTTGGACTTCACAGAAGGTGAGGTCCCGAAGATGTTATTCTTCGTGGCGGTGGCAATATCTGCCACAATGCGCAAGGAGGGGACAGTTATCTCCAGTTGTGGAGTCTGTAGATGGACATCATATTCCACGTAAAGCTCTCCAGAGCCTTTGTCGGAATTCTCCGCCATAAGGAAGAGATTTCCAAGGTCATAAGTCTTGATATCTGTGTTCGCGACAGTTGTCGATCGGACATAGTAGCAGGACTTCTTCTGGAGGTCGGCTTTCTTGACGTGAATTGATGCGTCTTGCCAGGGAGCCATCCGGACACTCGAAGCATAGGACATGGCTTGTTGCTTTGAGACTGGTGCAGCATCAGCTGCATCGAAGTCAATTGCCATAAGCATGGTTCCGGCTTGAGTGGTCGCGGATGTTGTCTTGTAGTGAAAACTCAAACTCTCGAACGAGTACGTCTCATATCTGTGAGCAATCGCAGATAACCATGGGAAAGTTCCAGGATCCCCAGGTTGGAGGCTCAATGCCTCAACCACGGTGAAAGGAGTACTTCCAAGGAAGTCGAGAATGTACTCGCGGTGTCGTATTCGAACACCGTTGTTGGAGTTGGTAATCGAAGGAGTCCGAGAAGTAACTGCGGTTGCTTTGGCAACAGGTGCCAAGGATACTCGCTGTTGACTCTGGACAGGAACTGCTCTTGTGAGCGGCCGTTGTGCCACTACGGCACGTCGACGGTTAGCTTGTGAGGCCAGTTTACCAGACCGGCGTCGTTGTGTTCTTGGTTGCATGGTGTATTGGGTGCGGCCCATGCGGGCCCGACTGTACATCCATGTCCACCTGTGGCTGCCCCGTGCAGTCTGTCGGCATTTATCGGAAATCCAGATGAGATCCGAACTTAGCACGGAAGTATTAAGGTCTTTCGACCACCGTTTTGGGGCATTTAAGAACATGAACCCAATGATGTGCTTTGACCTCGGCTTCAGAAGGATCCGGACTCCGTCCGCTCCAGTAGAACGTAGGGCCACGTGAAGATGCGTTTTGACTGCATCTCCGGCGGCGCGGGTTCCACTGACCCTGACCGAATGGACCTCTTGACAGCTCGACTGGGGTGCTTGAATCGCAGCTCAGGAGCTAGGTCCACCGTTTTACGGGCCACGGACATGAAAGGGAGTTCCAGGATCCGACTGGAAAAGGGTTTCCAACCAGAGGGTACAGGTCCCGGCAGATCCAGACGCAGATCATAAGGCCGAGGAATCTTAACAGAGCTGGGCTCTCCTGGGGATTTTACCACAATTCCCTGTTGCATCTTTGGTTCCTTCCCGGCCTCAACGGCTGAGATGAACTCGTTGGTGCAATAGGAAGCAAATCGGCGTTGGAAAGGGGTCAAAAAGAGGCCCCCTTCGCCCTCACTTTTCCTGACCACCCCCTTACGGGCGTGTGGTAGTAAGTCCTGGTAGGTGAATCCCAGGCCCCCCCGTTGGTGGGGGAGGAAAAGCGAGTAGAGACCACCTTCCGTGGCTCTCTGGATCTGCTGTCGATGGTAGTGCACAAATCTTCTATGCGCTCTTGCGGGGTTGACGGCCGATGGCACACAGCCATTTGCCAAATCCCACAGAGGAAGCGTACGGACCTCTGTCCGACCTGACAACTTGGACTGACCAGTCAAGTGACCGGTGTTCAGATAAGTTATCAGGGAGAAGACGTGCTCGTTCTTGAAGAACGATCCCCGAGGAAGGTCCACCTGCGTGTACCTGTACAGGAGGGAGTTCACGGTGAGATAATTCTTCGAAAAGTAATTCTTTCCGAGCGAGAGTGTAAAACCAACATCGGAGACAGATTGTTTCCAGATCTGGTAGAACGCCTCATTCGCCCGAAAGAGAATGTCATCACCGTTGATCAGTACCGGCAGATCTTCCATTCTGACGGTCTGACCGAGATACTCCTCCAAAGCTTGCCAATAGCATGCTAGGTTTACC